CGGCCGCCGCCGGCCGACACCGGCGAGCGGGCCGTCGCTGCACTGCGGTTCCTCGTACCGGCGGCGGGGATCGAACCCGCGACCCAGGGATTATGAGTCCCCTGCTCTGACCACTGAGCTACGCCGGTTTGGCAGTGTGTTGGCATTCTTCGGGCGTGCGGAGGTAGCCTACTGGAGTGTCGAGAGACGACTACGGCCGCGGGTCGATGCGAGAGGTCGCTCCAGGGGTGTGGCGACTCCGAGCGTTCGGCGGGGTCGCTCCGGACGGGAAGCCGCTACGGCCGTCGGTGACCTTCCGGGGCACACGCACCCAGGCGAAGGCGGCGATGGCGCAGCTGCTCACCGAGGCGCGGGCTGCGACGCCTCGGCCAGAGACGATCACGGTCGGCGAACTCCTCGACCGGTGGCTTGAGCACAGCGCCCGGTCGCTCACCCCTGCGACGGTCGCAGGCTACCGAGGCAAGATCGCTCGGCGGATCCGGCCGGCGCTCGGGGATGTGATCTTGGCCGAGCTGTCAGCGCGGACGCTCGACCGGGTGTACGCCGAGTGGGCGGCGGATGGTCTGGCGCCGGCGACGGTCCGGCAGCTCCACGCGATCATCTCGTCGGCGTGCAACCAGGCGGTCCGCTGGGATCTGCTGGAGCGGTCGCCGGCGGCGTCGAACCGGGTGACGACCCCGAAGGTGGGGCGCCAGGAGGTTCCGGCGACGCCGACGCCTGCTCAGGTGTCGGCGTGGATCCGGATGGCGGAGGATGGCGGCGACCAGGTGTTGGCGTGCGCTGCTGCGATGGCGGCGCTGACGGGGATGCGGCGGGGGGAGCTCGTCGCTTTGCGCTGGTCGGATGTCGATCTGGACGGTGGGGTGCTGCGGGTTGCTCGGGGTGTGACGCGTGTCGCTGGGCGGACGGTGGAGGGGGACACGAAGACGCATCAGGTGCGGCCGATCGCGTTGGATGAGTTGGGGGTCGGGGTTGTGCGGCGGCACATGGCGTGGCAGCGGGAGTTGTCGGTTCGGGCTGGGTCGCCGCTGGTCGATGATCCTCGGCTGCTGTCGTTTTCGGCGCATGGGGGGACGGCGGTGAGCCCGGATACGCTGACGCATCGATGGAGGGTGTTGTGTGGGGGTGCGTGTCGGTTCCACGATCTGCGGCATTTCGCGGGGACGACGTTGGGTGCGGCGGGTACGGATCTGCGGACGATTATGGCTCGGTTGGGTCACGCTCAGTTGCAGACGACGACGCGCTATTTGCATCCGGTGGCGGAGGCGTCGAGAGCGGCGGCGGCGGTGTTGGGGCGGGCGTTGGCGGATGCGGCTGGCGGCCACGGCAGTGGGTGATCCGCGGCGAATCATGTTGCGCCCTATTGCATCCGGTGCGATGGGGCGCTACCATGGGGGTGTGAGCATCCCTCCCACTAGCGAGAGCCCAGAAGCCCGGCGGATCAGCACGCTGGAGATAGTCCAGCACGGCCTGCCGGACGGCGCCACCGGCGTGAGCTGGGTCACCACGCAGTGGACGGAATGCCGAGCGCACGTGGATGACCCGTCGTGGACGGCGACCGTCGAACGCTGCGCCCACCGCGACGGTGAGGTGCTGTTCGGACCGGTCGTCTGCGACTGGCCACATGAGGGGCAGGGGCTGTGAGCGCACCACCAACGCCGGAGGAAGCCATGACCAGACTCGCGCCGAACCGCAACTACCGCGACGTCAACACCGACGACGTGCCCGTGGGCCGGCTCGTCTTCCACGTGCCAGCCGAATCCCGAGGCCAGATGATCGAGGTCGCGTACGCTGACCCACGCCCCATGGCCGCCCCTGCCGACGTCGGGTCGCTGTGGCGGCGGATCACCGACGAGACGGGCGCCGTGGAGTACCAGCGCCGGGTCGGTCCCGCGTGGGTCGAGGTGCGGTGATCGCGTCGCACACCGATCGGCGGTGGCTGCACCGCGAATATCAGACTCGACGCCGGCCGGTCGCTGCGATCGCCACCGAACTCGGGGTTGATCCGTCGACGGTGTGGCGTGCGTTGCGACGCCATGGGATCGAGTTGCGTGGCGCTGCGGGGCGGCGGCAGGTGTCGGACAGAGCGGTGCGCGAGGCGCTCGCCTCTCATCGGACGGTGCGTGATGCTGCCCGGGGGTTGGGAGTGCACCCGGATTCGCTGTACCACCGGGCGCGGCTCCTCGGGTTGGCTGCTGTCGGGGTGTGCGGCCCGGATGATCTCGGGGAGCGGTATGCCGGGGGGGTGTCGTCTGCTGTGTTGGCGGGGGAGCTGGGGGTGTCGAGGCGGACGGTGTTGCGGTGGCTGGCGTATCGGGGTGTGGAGTTGAGGCCGCGTGGGCGCCCCGCGGCGGGCGGCGCTCGTAGTGTTGGGCCAGAGCCGCTGTCTCCGCCCCTGGCATAGCCCCCTACCAGGGTTTTTGCTGTACGTGGCTGTCTAAGGCGACGAAACGGGGGGTGTGGCGCCAGGTACCGGGCGTTTTGCGTCGAGACGCGCAAAGTCCCCCGCCGCGAGCCGAAACTCGGGCGGGGGACTGGCTGTGTGGCGCTGTGGGGTGTGCGGCTGGGCTTCCTCGGGGGTCAGACGTCGAGGGTGCCGGTCACCACGCTGTCGGGGGAGCCGAGCTGGCTCTTGTCGACCGTCAGCGTGACCGTGAAGTCGACGAGGTCGCGTGCTTCGGGGTCGGGGTTGACGGGTCCGCAGGTCACGGAGCGCACATCGCCGGGGTGGGGGGTGAAGTCGGCGATGTCGGTGAAGAAGATGTCGAGGGCGCAGTGGGGCATGGCTGGTCCTTCTCGGATGGAGGGGTGTCACGGGACGACTCCGGTGGCTGTGGCGAGCGTGCCGAGTGCGTCGAGAAGCTGGACCCAGCCGGTGGCGTGGCGTGCGAGCGCTGCGATCTGTTCGGCGGTGGGGGGCTGCCCGGCGGTCATCGCTGCGATGGTGGTCGCGTCGGCTTGTGCTTGCGCGATGGTGGCGGGGAGTGTTGCGGCGAGCTGCTGTATCTGCTGGGTGGCTTGCTGTTGTGCCGGGACATCGACCTGGACTGTCTGCGTGGCCACCACGGTGCCGTTCCGCCAGGTGTTCACCGTGACATCGCCGGTGGTCATCATGCGCTCCTGTGGATGCCGACGCCGTTGTCGTTGACGATGCCAGGCAGGCCTCCAGTGGAGGGAACGAACGTTGCGGGGAGGGCTCCGCTTACCCCGGTGGCCCCAATGGCGATCCGGTAGTTGTCCTGGTAGGCGCCGGGGTTTTGGCCCGAACCGCCCCAAGGCGACGGGATTGAGCCGCCGCCGTCGTTGGCAACTGCTAGCTGGCCCGAACCGGCGCTTTGGACCACCCCGCCGACTGCGAACCAGGTGGAAGGGGGGATTGCCTGCGGCGTCGCCAACGTCCACTGCTGGACGCCGACGGCATCGATCCCGACTGTTCCCGCGTCCACGAGAAGCGTTGCCCAGGCCGTGCCCGCGGTCCACGCAAACGGATCGGACTGGTCCAACACCTGGTAGAGCCCGGCTCGCATGATCGACCCTGTCGGCCATGCCACATGAACCGCGGTGTCCAGCAAGTCGATGGTGACCCCACTCGGCCCCGAATGAAACGGCCACAGTTGGAGCAGATCTTGGTTGGGTCCCCAAAATGATATCGTCCGACCCATCGGGTTGGGGTACCACGCTCCCACCACCGCAGGAACAAACTGCCAGGGGACACCTCCCGATGTAGATCGGGTCCACGTTCCCGGTGTCCCCGCGAAAGTGCAGATCCACACGGCGCCGCTCTGGTCGATCACGAAGTCGCCAACAGCGAACGTCCCGGACGACGGAGCGCCAAGAGTTGTGCCGCCCACATAGCGGGACGGCGCAGTCGCGCCCGTCAGTCCCGACACCGACACGTCCGGTGCCACCAGGGCGCCCGTCAGCGTCCCGCCCGTCAAAGGCAGACTCGCAGCCTCAGCCGCAGCCTGGGCGGCAGCCGCAGCCCCAGCAGGATCAGCACCGACGTCGGCAGCCGTGTAGTCCCCAGCCGCAGCGACAACCGCACCCGAGCGCCCGAACACGGATTGGACCGGAGCCAACCCGGCCGCGTTCCCCAGCTCGCCGGCAGGGACCTGGCCCCCCGCGTCCAGCGACGCCACGCCGTCAGCCGCACCCACCGCAGTCGCCAGCACATACGCGTACACCGGATTCGAGATCGTCGGAGCCAAGCTCGCCAGCTCCACATTCCCTGTGCCGGCAGACGGGATCGACACGCTGTACCGCCGCACCGGACACCCCGCTATCAGCTCCTGCACCTCCCACACCGTGCCCTGCGGGAGCGTGGTGGAGTCGTCGTTCGCTGCCAGCACGATCGACATCGACCCCGACGCGTCGAGCTGCGCCGTCAACGACACCTCGGGATAGATCGCACCCGACGACGCATCCGACATCGCAGCCGACAGCGAAAACGTCACCGACCCGAGCAGCCCCACACCAGTGCTCGGGTTGAGATAAGACGCCGCAACCGTCCGCAACGTGATCGCCATCACGCCACCCGGCGATCGACGAGGAATGCGTGGTTGACCTGCCAGTCCGATTCGCGAGCAAGGTGCTGCCCGAACCGGATCGCGCCCGAGAGGAAGCCAGCGCCATGCGCGAACCCGACATCACCCGGCTGTGCGTCGGCAACCTCGATCTCACGCCCGCCGCTCGCCAGCAGCGCCGACATGAGCTGCGCCGGGGTCACCTGGTAGATGTCGGGCCACCGGGCGTACCAGCCGCCGCAGCGAAGCGCCTCGCCCACCAGAGCGGAGCAGATCCACGTGCCCGGACGGCGCAGCGGAACGTGGAACCAGGTCGGGGTGAGGATGTCGACCGCCGTCGCAGCGACCGTCGCGAACCCGTAGGCAGCGCCAACCTCGCCGCGCGCGAACCCCATCGTCCGAGCCGGCTCGACACCCCCCGGCGGACGCACCAGACACGTCCAGCCGCCCGGAGCGACCGTGTCGAGCCGGCGAGCCAAAAACGGGGTTCCGTCCGGTCGGGTGCCGGTCACCCCGTGCGCCTCGGCCTGCACAACAGTCCAGTCAGCTGCGGTTGCCATCGGCGGCGATCCTTTCGACACTCCGCTCGAGCGCGGCGAGACGATCTTCCACAGAGCGCGGCCCGCCGCGGCCCAGCAGCCTGCGTCCCGCCGCCTGCCCCACAGTCGTACCCACCACATTCGCGGCGGTGACGGCTAGGGCCACGGCGACCTGCCGCCCCCGGTCGTGGCCTGCGAACGCGGTGACACTGATCGTTGTGGTGGTGATCGCCACCGCCCACTGGGCTGCGTCCATCAGCCCCGCGAGCCACATCCGCCACGACAGATACCGGCGTGCCGTCGCAGCGAGCCACACGGGGAGCCGGGTGTCGCCCCGCCGGACAGCCGCCGGCAGCGAAAGCGCTGCTGCCTCAGCCTGAACCATCACCGTGCCGAGAACATCTTGGGCGAGCATCGCCAGAGCAGCTACCAGCGCGATCATCGGTGGCGCTCCCCTGAACGGCCGAGCCGCACCCCTCGGATCGGAGCGGGACGCTCGGCCGGCGCAACAGCATCCGGCCGGGTCGTGTTCCGCTCGGCGTGCTGCGCGTGCAACGCTGCTTCCGCCGCGCTCATGGCGTCGTAGTCGGTATCGGCGTTTGCGTACAGCGACAGGAGCAGCACATAGAGCACAGAGAATTTCACCCACGCGCCGGGGAACACGACGAGGAGCGCCACAGCAGCCGGCACGTTGACCGCCCAAAACACGATCGCCCACCTGTGAAAACGGATCTGGAGCTCGTGGTCCCACTGGAGGCGGTCCGCAAGCCGGTACGCCCAGCCGTGGCGGGTTGGGGTGGCGCGGATCACGGCTTCCCTCCTCGCACAGCAGGGGTCGATGGGCAGCGGACATGCAGGTCGGCGCACAGCACAAGCAGCAGATCGCGGTTCTGTTCGGTCAACGCGCCCACCCTCGTTTCGAGAGCGTGGTTCGCGGCTGTCAGCGACTGGATCAGCGAGAGGTCCTGGCGGTTCGCGTCGGAGACACGCGTCTCGCGTAGCGGGAGCCACACGGCGACGATCACGACGAGCATCGCGAGGGCAGCCGCTCCGATCATCACGAGACGGTCTCTCACGGGGTGTCGTCTCCGCGTTCGTCGAGCCGGCGGAGCAGCTCGTCGACTTTCTGTTCGGTGCGGGCGAGCATGTCGCCGGGTGTCATCGTGTTCATCCCGTTCGGCGTCAACTTTCGGTCGACCGCCGCAACGTGCTGTTCGAGCATCGCGACACGGTTGATCAGCCCGGGGCGCCCCGGCCCGTAGTCGCCGTCGGGTTCGTCTACGAGCGCGTCGCGGATCATGTCGACAGTGCGGCGCATTTCGACGGTGAGCCCACGGCGTCGCCGGGCGACCGCGACCGCTTCGGCGGCTACCGCGCCGACAACCATCGTGCCGGTCCCGTCGACGACCGCTGTCCACACTCCGAGCGACACACCCGCGGCCTGTCAGCGGGCCAGCGAGCCGGCAGCATCGAAATGGTAGAACGCTGGGACGCCAGCGGATCCCGCGGCGACAAGGTAGTAGCCGCCGTCGGGGGCGACAGCGATCCCGATGCACGCGCCGTTCGCTGTGCCCGCACCGGCGTTGAACTCGGGGTGGTTCGTGAACCCTCCGAGGAACGGCGGGGCGCCGGTGCCGTCGGGGACACCTTGGCTGTTGAAGCAGTCGACGGCGCCAGCCGGGTTCGTCACCCAGTAGCCGCCGGTGGCGGGGTCTCGCAGGATCATGTTCCCTCCGATGGGTGCGGCCGCCGGCGGCGGCGGAACGGGCTGTGTGTCGGCTGCTGCGGCGAGGAGCGCTGGGAGCTGCCCGAGGATCGGGCCGCCCGGGCAGAACGGGTGGTTGCCGCCGGCGACACCAAGATCGCAGTGGCCGAGCCATCCGCTGTCGGCGGGGCTGGCAGCCCGGACGATCGGGATGCGATGGGTGGCGTGGACCCATCGGATCAGGTCGATGTCGGCGGCGATCTGCGCGGAGGTGAGCGAGTCGCCCGGCACACCCTCATGCTCGATCGAGATAGCGACCGGGTTGTACGCCGCCTCTGCCCAGGCTGTCTGGCTGGTGTCGACATACTGATGGACAGCGCCGGTTCGGCCGACACCGAAATGCGCGGAGACTTGCGACGCTGGCTGAGCGAACCAGCTGTCTGTGCCGTCGAGCGTCCCGCCCATCAGGTGGATCACCCCGAGGCGGACAGCGCCGATCGGGCCGCCGACGTTCGGGGACGGCACCCATTGTGCTGCCGGGTAGCGAGCCATCATGCCTCCTGTGATTCGCCGCGGATCGAGCTAGGCGGACGGCGGGACACCGAGAACGATGGTGTCAACCCCGTTGAACAAACAGATGATGATGTCGCCGACAGCGGGGGTGTAGCTGTTCGACGGCCAGATCCCGGTGACGGTTTCGGTGCCGGCGGCGGTGAACCCGTCGCACTGCACGGTGATTGTCGGTGGCGACGCGGTGAGCGCGACGGCGGTGACTTGCCCGTAGGTCAGTTCGAGTGGGCCGTCCATCGGGCCGGGCGGCCGGAGGCTTTTCGCTAGACGGAGTTGCGACAGGCCGCTCACGAGACGTTCCTCAATGCGATGGTCATCGACGCGGCGTAGTCGATGTTGGTGGTCACGCTGTCGACGACGTAGAGGCCGGAGACGTTGAGGCGGCTGCGGCGGACGAAGACGACGTCGTCGACGTCGATCGCCGGGTTCGGGACGACGGTGAGCTCAAGGCTGTCGAGGGTGCCTTTCTGCTGGGCGAGTTGGGTTTGGACCATCGCGTCGCCTTGCGCTTGGCTCGTGACGAGCGTCGTGCGTTGGATGCTGGGGACGACGCCGAACGGGCCGGCGGCGTAGGTCGGGCTTGACGGGTCGGTGTCTTCGACGTAGGCGAGGATCGGGACGGATTTCGAGCTGGTCTTCCCGGATGCGAGGACGGTCGCGACCGAGCCGGTGCCGGTCACTTCGAACGCGGAGAACACCCCGCTCCGGGTGAACACCCGCTTCGCGCCTTTCATCCCGGAGGGGACCTGCTCGTCGAACTGCCATACGACCGGCTGGGTGGTCGGATCGGGTGTCGGCTGAGCGACGATCGTGCCCATCACATCGGGGTACATTTCGAACCCAGCGCTGTTCGCGAGGAGTGTCGCTTGCGTCCACGGATCTTTGCTTTGTTTGATCACGCCGGCTGGCGCGGGGGTGGTGGCGTCGGTCAGCCCGAGGTTGTAGACGAGCGGTCCGCTGCCCGACCATGCGAAGTTCAGCATGTCGGTGATCGCCTGGTCGACTGGCTGGCCGGCGGCGACGGTGTACGGCTGAACGAACTTGCGTTGCTGAAAATCCCAGCTTCGATCGGAGCCTTCGACGGTGATGGTGCAGTCGATACCGCTGTCTTCGACGGTGGTCGTGACGATCGTGAGGGTCGCCATCGGCACGGAGAAGGTTCCGCCGCCGGGGAGGAAGATGTCGTACCACACCCGGATTTCGTTGCCGTTCGCTGCGAGCATGCTGCTCGGGTCTTGTGGGGTGAGTGTCCCGTCGGTGTCGACGAGGGTGACTTTCCCGGTGCGGCGGCACGCCGCGGTCCGGTCGACGGTGATCGACGCTGTTTCGAATGATGGGGATGCGAGGGTCACACCGGCGCGCATGATGTTGATGTGGCCGCCCATCTGAGCGCCGTTCACCAGCGCGTCTTGGACGTTCGCGGGGAGGGGGTACATGGCTAGACCGCGGGCCTGGGTTGGCCGACGTAGCTGAGCGCTGTCGTGCGGACCGGTGTGGACGCTGGGCTCGGGACGGTGGCGGTGTCGTGGGTTTTGTTGCCGACCCCGCTGGACATCCCGCCGGGCTGCGGGCCGTAGCGCAGGTAGATCCCGTCTCCGTAGGGCGACGACAGCCACATCGTGTTTTGGGTGTTGACGAGCTGTTCGACGGCGGCGAATTCGGTGGCGCTGTGTGTTTCGACGGTGAGGGTGCCGTCTCGGCCGCCGATAGCGGAGGAGACGATGGTGGGGTAGGTGGTGGTGTTTGGTGGTCCGAGGACGGTGTGCGCTGTTTGTTGGGCGGTGCGCGACGTCTGGTGTTGTTGTACGTCGAGTGCGAGCGCTGTGGTGAGGTCGGTCGGGTCGAGTGTCCACCAGGTGGTGGTGGTGGTTGTGACCGAGGCGGTCGGCCCGGAGGGTGGGCTGGCGAGGACGGTGGCCGCTGCGCTGGTGGTGGTGGCGGTGTATGTGTAGGGGGCGGTGGGGGTGGTTTCGAGGTCGGTGATGGATGCCTGCTGGGTTGCGGCGGGGATGGCGAGGGGGTTTGCTGGGGATGCGCCGCGGACGTAGAGGTTGTCGCTGCGGAGGATCTCGGCGGTGGTTGCTCCTACGAGCCCGCCTCGGGTCCACTTTTCGACGAGGCTGCCAGATGCGGACGCAGCGTTGTAGAGAGCGGCGACCTGGGCTGACGTGAGAACCTGGTCGTAGATGCGGACCTTGGCGATGGAGCCGCCATACCAACTTCCGTAGCCTCGGCCACCCCCACCGATCCACCAGTCGGCCGACAGGGTGTTGTTGCCTGTAGCCGACGTCTGGGTCCAGGCCACGGCGCCGTTGACATAAAGCACGCCACCATCGGTAGCGTTCCAACAGTAGGCGACGTAGTACCACTGCTTTTGCGGGCGGTGGGTTGACTCGAAGAAATAGTCGTTGGTGCCGACGAACACGGAGCCACCAAACGAGATGGTCCCGTCAGCGTTGAGGGCGGCAATGATGCCACAGGCGTTCCCACCGGATCGCATGGTGGCAATATCACACCCGACAAGCGTGTCCGGGTTCACCCAAGCACTTACTGAAAACGCTGTCGTTAGCGTTGGAGCGAACCCCGTCGAAATGTATCCGCTGGTCCCGTCGAACGATGCTGCTGTTTCCCCGGGGAACGCCGGCACCGGGCCGGGCTGGCCGAATGTCACACCGCCGTTGACTGTGCCCACAAATCCGGTGCCCAGCTCCTCTGCGGCGGTTGTGGACCCATAGGGGTCTGACAGCTCCCACGACACTGTTGGGCTGTCAGCGAGCGCAGTCAGAATCTCGCCCAACCCGGCGCCCGGCATGATCCCGCAGCAGTCCACATAGTGGACTTCGCCGGTCGTGTTCGCGGTGGGTGCTGCTGCCCCAGGCGTTTGGCCGGTGTCCTCGAACGCGAGTGCGGTGGTCGACCCGAGCAGACCGAGGGTGCCGGTGCGACCGTACACGTCGTAGGTGGGCAGCGGACCCGGTGCGTAGGGCTGGACGGTCGAAGTCTCGGTGAGCTGAATCTGGGACCAGGAGATGGTGGCGCCCGCGGTGACTTCCCAATTGGAGTCTAGCTGGCAGCCCGGATATACCACAGTGACCCCGGACGGAATAGTTATCTGACCACTAACGACCCCTTTTGTGCCATTCGTTTGAGACAGTTCCAGGTAGGCGCTAGTAGGGGCCGGCGAACTGTTGTACAACTGCATATCCATGTTGCCGCTAACCAGATTGGTTGCATCAAGAAGTGCGGAGAATGTATAGGTCGCCCCAGGGGTAACCGCTACACCCGGAGCGATCGTGGCATAGTAGTTGGTGACCACCGCCCCGGTGCCATATGCCACCCACTCAGCAGAATCCGTGCCAGCGTTGAGCACATTCCAGTCCCCATCAGCGGTGCCGATGGTAGGGCTAGAACCGCTACGGCCAACCCACGTCGGCCCGACACTGGCAATAGCATTCGTCAGATTGCTGTCATAAACCAAGTTGCCCGGGCTGCCTGCCGGCAACGGCACCGCAGCCCACGACACAAGGTTGTAGTCGGTGGCGGACAACGTGGCGTTCCCGGTTGTCGTGGACCCAGCAGCGCTGGCAGGCGTCGAGCCGTAGGCGTTGACGGCAGCCACCTCGTAGTCGTAGGTGGTGGTCCCAGCCGTACCCTCGGGCGTGACAGTCGGTGCAGCAGGGGTGGGCAACGGGGCAGCACCCTCCTCCTGCCATTGGACAACCACACTCGCCTCTGTCGCATCCGACGGCGCTGTCCCCGTCGTCACAGCGAACGTCCACCCCGCCGTCCGATCCGTCACCACGGCGACCGTCGAGATTCCCGCGCTCGCACCGGCGCTCGTCCACCATGCGACATGCGCCTGACAGGTCCGGGTGGCGCTCCACGCCCGGAACGCCGCCAGCCCCACGACATCTTGACCAGCGACCACAGCGTATCGACCGGACTCGGCTGCCGCCTGCCCGCCGCTAGACCCGCTCCCCGTGATAGCCAGCGAATACGAGCCGTCCAACGCCACGGCCGACGACACCGCGATGCCCGACGCCGAACTGCCACCGGGCAAGGACCACGTCCCAACACCACCCTCGAAACTGGCGTCGTCGAACGACAACAGATTGTCGTGGCCCTGGACAGTCAGCGTGACCAGCGGACAACCCGACACCGGATCTGTCCCAGCAACAGCAGTCACCGAAGGAACAGCAGGAGCGTCGTAGGACACCGTGAACTCTGTGGACGCCCACGCCGACAACTCCCCGCCGGTTTCGGTGATCTGCATGTAGCAGCCGACCGTCGTGTTGTTAGGGATCGTCCCCGCAGGGATCAAGATCGACCCCGACGCGGTTGTATAGGCGACCGTCCCCGTGTCGTACAAGTTCGGTGTGCCGCCAGGCGAGAACCCGGATGCCGCCATCTGCTCTGCGCTGTAGACGACCAGCCGGTAGGCGGTCACCTGGGCGCCAGCCGGCAGCGACGTCGACCACACCACAGTGGGTGTCGCGGTCGCAACCACACCCGTCGGAGCTGTCACCGACACGACAGGCGGGAGCTGCCCTGTCACCGTCGCATCGCCGGCAAACGGGCTTTGCAGGCCGTAGGCCGCCTCTTGGGTGGCAACCGACCAGTTGTAGGTCGCTCCATCCGCCCACGACCCCGCCGGAAACGTATACGAGCCGGTCGTGTACGGGTTCCACACGACCGTGCTCTGCCACGCCGACGTCCCCGCATTCCAATAGCTGTACGCACTCGCACCGCTCTGCTTCATGCGGAACGCGATCGCCGACTCCGCACCATCACCAGGCGTCGGGTTCGGCGTCCACGTGAACGTCGGTGTGCCAGACAGATCTTCGGTCGACGCGTTCGCCGGACTGCCAAGCGTCGGAGCAGACGGCGGCTGCACCCCGGGGAACACCGCTGTCGCAGCGACCGCGAAACATGCATCGTAGGGCGTCCACGTGGCGGACTCGGATGCAGACGACGTCTCTACGACGTGGGCGACGGCACCCGGCGCACTCGTTTGATCGGCGACGAACGGCGACGACACCGACGTCCAGGACGTAGTGTTGCCGGCTGCAGCCGACACATAGAACGCGCCGGCATCAACAGCGACACTCGGGACGGTGATAGGCGTGTTGTCCGCGCTCGCCCCCCCGCCAACGGTTTGTGCGCCACCGAACTCGGCGACGTTCGCAAGCTCGTAGGCGAGAGCGAACCCGTTGCCCAGCGAGCCGGTGTTGTAGTAGCCGACGCTGATCGTCGACGACGACCCGTCGGTTGTGCCGTAGTAGATCGACACAGCCCCGGTCGTCGTCGCCACCTGAGCGGCAGCCGTCCACGTCGCCACCCCGCCGCCCGACGGCGTGTCGATCGACTGGCTCGTCCCGTTACCCAAAGCGATAGCGAGCACGATCACGTTGCCCGACGTCGGCGCAGCCGCCAGCGTGATCGTCGCCGTGTTGCTGCCAGCCCACAAGTCCAGCGGTGCGTCGGCCTGCTGCACGATGCTCGGTGTCGGCGGAGACGCCATCACACGCTCCCTGTCACGTCAAGCGACTTCACCTGAGCAAGAAACGTCGCATCCAACCCCCGCCGGCCAGCCAACACAGCACGCTCAGCCACAGACAGATGCCGAAGCTGATCCGGGCGCACAGACGTACCACGCTGACGGGCCGCAGCAACCTCCTGATCCACCGCAGCCCGCAGCCTCGCCGCAAGCCGCCAATGGAAACAGCGCTGGCCAGACACCCACCCCGCTCGCGCCTCGGCAGACAACTCGGCAGCGAACCACCCCCGATGGCACCCAGCGCACAGCCACGGCGCTGTCTCCGGGCCGAGAACCACCGGCGCCAGAGGCCGACCGCAGATCGGGCACGGCTCCGTCGGAGAACCCGCAGGCACCACAGGCGCAGACGCCGGGGTGGGAAACGGCGGTGTGGTCATGCTGCGCGGACCTGCTCCAACATCGCGACGAGCTGCTGGTCGTGCTGCTCCAACAACACCTTCAGCTGCTGCGCGGTTTGCGGCGACATGTCGCCCGTCACCGGAATGTTGTAGGTCGGCTGGTACACCAGCCCGCCAGCCGCAGCGCCACCGCCGACACCCGACGTCCCTGGGGCGCCGAGAACACCAGCCATCTGCGCCAACTGGCTGGCGCCACCAACGTCGCCAACCGAGCCGAGCTGCCCCGCCAACATCCCGAGCTGCTGCGTCACCTGCGACGACCCCAACGACAGACCCGCGGACAGCCGCTGCGTCATCATCGCAGCGATCCTCTCCGCAGCAACCCCGAGGGTTGACTGCCCCGACATCTTCAGCTGGTTCGCCATCGCGGTCATCGCCTGGACAGCACGAGGGCCGCTCCCAGCGATCCCGTTCGCCAGACCCTGCACGATGTTCGTCCCGATCTCCGCCATCACCCGCGACGGCGAAAACACCCCGAACAGATGTTTGATCCCCCCGAGGATCGACGAGCCGATGTGCTTCACCGCGGACACCGCCTTCCCGACCATCCCCGTCACCCCGTTGATAAGCCCCTGGATGATCTGCTTCCCGAGGTTGGTGAAATCGACGACAAGCCGCTCGTTAACAGCGAGGATCCGGCCGGGCAGCCCAGCGAAAAACGTGACGACATCCGACACGACCCGCCCAGCGATCTCAGCGATCTGGTGATGCCACTTCACGATCGCCTCGATGATGATCCCGCCCGGCACGAACAGAGCGATCAGGACCTCGGCCATCAGCTTGAAATGCGCCTTCACCCACGACACCACCGCGTGCACCGCATCCTGAATCGCGTGCCACACCGCCTTCGCAGCACCCTCGATCGCATGCCACACAGCGACCACAGCCTTCTCGATCTGCTTGTGGTATTTGACGATCGCGAGGACGAGCAGGATCGCTCCCCCGGTGATCGCAGCGAACGCCCCGACCGCAGCGACGTTCTCAGCGACGAACGTCGCCAGCGCCGCCGCCTTCTGCACCGCGTACTCAGCGACCACCTTCGCTGTCTGAGCGACAGCCAACGCACCCTGCTTCGCGGCGGACGCCACCCACGCCGCTGTCGTCGTCGCAGCGCTCGCGACAGCGCTCGCAGCGGACTTCGCGAAGTTGACCGCCGTCTCCGCCGCGTACATCGCCCACAACGCCAACGTCGACCCGATCGACGAGGCCTGCGACACAGCCCACGTCACGCCCGCCGCCGCCATCGACGCGAACTGGGCGACGGACTGCACTCCGGCGACAGCCAGCGACGCCACATATGCGCCGATCGCAGCGACAACGACACCGCCGATCACACCTGCCAGCACCTCGGCGACAGCGGTGTGCTTCTGGAACCACTGCACGACACTCGCAACATCCGACGCGAGGTGCTGCACCATCGGGACGAGCACCGCCCCGATCCGTGTCCCCAGGTCTTCCAGCGTCGCTTTCAGCACCTTCGTTTCGACATGCCATGTTTTCGACTGCTGCGCCGCAGCTTTCTGCACCGCGCCGTTCTTCCCGACCATCGACGTGTAGTGCGCGAGACCCGCCGACCCCCCGGCGATCACCCCTAGCATCGCGTTCGCGCTCTTCCCGAAAATCGCTTGCATCGCGCTCGACTGGGTGAACGCAGCGGCCTGCGCTTTCAGCGGCGCTAACTGCTGGTTGATCCCAGCGATCTGCGCTTTCGTCCCCTTCGTCTGCGCCTCGCCCTTCACCGTCGCCAGCTCCGTCGACAACGCCAGGACACGCTGCTCCGCTGACAACGCACCCGTCGCACCCGGCAGCGACCGCAGCCCCGCCTTCAGCTTGTCCAACGCCGGCCCCATCCCAACGAACTTCCCCTGCGTGTTGAACAGCTGCACACCCATCGCCGCCAACGCCTTGTTCGCCGACGACGACGGCGAAATCAGCCCCTGGATAGCGGTACCCGCCTGCCGCATCGCCATCCGCCCACCACCAAGCGAATGGGACAACTCGACCACCAAACCCGACATCTGCCCGAACGACATCCCCGACCCCGCCACATACGGCACGATCCGCTCGAACGTCTTCTGCAAATCCTGGGTTGACACCCCCAGCAGCCGCTGCGTGTTCCACAGCGTGTTGCTCGCCCCCGCCGCCTGACTCACATTCATGTGAAACGGGATCATCACATCGGCGATCGCCTTCGTAGCGTCCGCCAGCGGCGTACCCGACGCTGTCGCCAAATCCGACGCCGCCGACATCACCTGCAAGCTCTGCCCAGCGTTCAACGCGTGGCCCGTCAAGTTCACGAACTCGCCGGCGACAGGAGCGAACGCGTTCGCGATCTCCGTCGCGGAGAACTCCGACTTCCCGGCCGTCCCGAGGAACGCCTGGCCGATCTTGTCGGCCGCACCAATCCCGATCCCCGCGTGGCCAGCCAGCGACGACATCGCCGACTGCCACTGCTCCCCCAGCTTGAACGACTCGGCGCCGACAGCCACAGCAGCCGCACCCAACCCGAGGGTCAAGCCCTTACCGACCTCGGCCATCGCAGCGCCGAACCGCTTGCCTTTCCCTTCGACCTCGCCGATCCGCTCGCCCATCTTCGAGACGGACTCGCCGAACGGCAACCCGAAGTTCGACATCGAGTTGCCGAGCTTCGAGAAAATCCCGCCGGTCTTGGACGCCGCGGAGCCCATCTTGTCGCCGATCTCCTTACCGGCAGCCTCCGCGGCGATCCCAGCCTTCGCCAACGCTTCTTCGAGCTGCTTGGTGCTCCCGAAGAATCGGATCTCGACGTTCCGGGCGGAAGTCACCGTGCGCCGAGCCCGTCGACCACCGCTCGCTCCACCGCGTCAGCGACACGCGTTTCGAGCTCGGAGCGATGCGCGTTCAGCGCGGGGTACAGGAACGCAGGCGGCGAGTTCTTCGATGTCCACACATTCCGGTTTGCGAACACCGGGTGGCGGACGAACCCACGCCCCTTGTTCTCGATCGGCGCAGCATCCGGAGCGGACGAGCCGCCGGCAACGACCTTCAGGCTCGCACCCGACCCACGAACCTTGATCGAACCGGGGATACGCGTCGAAAACGACGCCCTGCCCTTCGCGTCCTCGGCGACAACTTTCGCCGCCATGCGCAGCTCGGTGCGCAGCACCTTCCACGCCTCGGGCGCGCACCGCCGCAGGTCCCGCGCCAAGCCTTGCAGCTGCGACACGTCGACCGTCAACCCGACACCCGACTGCGACGCCTTCGGGCCGGCCTTACGCGACAGCGTGTACGACGTCGACATCAGCTCTCCTTCGCCTGCTTGCGCAGCTCGTCGCACTCCGCCATCAGCCGCCGGGTGTCCCGGTAGGCGAGCAGATCCCACTCCCACGGCCGGATACCGAACCAGTGAGCGAACTCCGCTAGATACTCGTCGCGGCGGACCCGGAGGAGACCACGGTTGACGGCTCGGCGACGACGCCGCTCGAGCCAACCGGAGGGCCCGTGGCATCAGCCGCCTCGTCGGCTGGCTCGTCGCCGGGTTCCGGAACCAGATCGATCTCGCCGAGCTTGAATCGCACATCCCCGAACCGGAGGTCCGGCTCGCCGTTCTGCCGGCGGGCGATCCACACCAGCACAGTCACCGTCCGGAACGGCAGAGCGCCGCCGGTAGTCAACGTCTGCTGCCACTCCCCGATCGGCATCCCGACGAGCGCCTCGAGGTCCATCACATCGACGTTCGTCAGCTCGTCGTAGTCGAGCGGGTAGACGCTGCTCCCGATCTTGATTTTCATGGCACGATTCCTCCGGTTTTAGGGTGCGGTGTCGGCGGTGACGTAGGTGATCTGCACCGGGTTGTTTGTCCCGTCGTCGAGGCCGGTGAACGACAGCTTCTGCGACAGGACAGCGGGGCCGTCGGCGTGCGGCGGTCCTTCCTCCCAGTGGATGTTCGGGACCAGGATCGACAGCGACGCGTTGATCGCGGTCGCTCCGATCGGCTGTCCGGTGAACGTCAGTTCGAGCGCTGTTGCGGTGTCGGCCGCGAACGCCTCGTAGGCGTCGGTCAGGTTCTCGAACTCCGCTTCGATCGAGCCGGTCAGCTTCCGCCATCCGTCGGCGAGCTGCTCCGCCTTCTTCCCGTCGGCGCCGAGAAAGTAGCGGTTGGTGTTCAGCGCGTTCGCGCCTTTGATCGAAGCGGACGTCACGACGGGGAGCGCCGTCGCTCCCGCCACTGTCGTCACACCGGCGGTCGTCGTCAACGTCCCGCCGAGCAGGAGGTTCCCCTCAGCGAAATGCAGGACGTTGGTGTCGACGTACGACGCCGCTGCATACGCCTCGGCGGTCACCTCGTCCCAGCTGTCCAACGTCAACGCGAGCTTCGCGATCTGGTCGACAGCGACGGACAGCTCCCAGTCCGTCACCTTGCACCCCGGATAGGAGAACGCCTGGATCGCACCAGCGGTGGTCGGCCTGCCGACCTGCACCGACATCGCCATTCCGGTCGTGTCACCCGGAGCGAACACCATGCTTGTCGCACCCGCAACCGGCGTCGTGATCACCGGCGCAGTGCTCCCAAGCGACTGCTGGAACAGCAATCCCATCTGCCGGTCCGTGACATCCAGGTCGACAGGGCCGTCAGCGGACCGGGTCGTGTACGCCCGCCGCGCTGCAAGCTCGTACAGACCGCCGTGCAGCCCAGCGGACTGCACAACCTTCTTCTTCAGCGACAATCCCTCTTTGTCGAACTGCGGCCAGCGGTTCGGCGCGACGAACGTGCCGACGGTCGTCTCCGAGGCGAACCCGAGAGTCGCGCCAAGTCCAGACGGGATGACAGTAGGCATCTCAGTTCTCCTTCGGCGCTGCAGGCGCCTCGACAGGGATCGGGACGGCAGCCACCGGCGCAGCCACCGCAGGGACAGCAGCCGGCGAGACGCGCTGCCAGATAGCGGGCTGCCCGTCGTACGCGGCGGCAGCCTCGTCGGGCACCTCGAGGACGCCACCGGCGTCGACACGCCGCAGCCCAGGGAAGCCGTAGCCGACAGTGAGCGGCTCGCCGGCGACGTTCGTGAACTTGGCCATGAACACTCCTCTACGAGACGGAACTCAGGACAGACGGGCTTCGCAATGCACAGCGACCTCGATCTCGCACGCCCAGCCGCTCGGCGTCGTCGGACCCTGCTGTGCGTCGGCGGACTCGACCCACGACACCCGGATCGCACCCCCGAACGTCGGATCGGCTCGCACCGTCGACTGCACCACGTCGTACAGCGACGCGGCGACCAGACGGGCAGCGGACATCGAATCGCCCGCATAGCCACGGACCAGCACCGCGATCGTGTAGTGCTCCTCCACCCCGAACCGGATCGGGCCGCCCAACGTCGCGGGCGCACCCTCCAACTTCCATCCGAGCAACGCGACGACAGCAGCCGCCGGATATTCGCCGGGAATGCCGTCGCACAGCTGGGCGCCGGCGGGGAGCTGGCCGGGGAGCTGCGCAGCGAGATAGTCGAGCGCCGCGGGGACTGTCGACGAGGTCGCCACCGGTCAGCCGATCGCCGGCAGCCGGTAGGTGTCCAAAATCTCGCTGATGCGATACGGCAGGCCTTGCCACAGCCCCGACGTTTCGCTCTCCGGGTCGAAGCCGCCCTGGCCGCCGATCTGGCCGCCGAACCCTTTCGCCGCGGCCTGCTGCGTGTTCCGCCACCAGTGGACGACAAGCTCGACCGTCGCGATCCACAGATCCGGTGGCGTCGGATTGAATCCCGCCCGGTACACAATCTCGATGTTCCGGCTGCCGGGAAAAAACGGCCGTGGCCACGAGTAGCCGCCGAACGTCCGCATGATCCGGCCGGTCGCATAGTCGATCTGGATGCCGTCCACCGGGTTCTCCGGAGTCGACTCGGCGAGCTGCACCGCTCCGCCCGACGACATCCACTCGGAGCACGACACCAGCTCGAGCACCGGGCTTTCCTTCAGCAAGATGTACTCGCCGGACCAGCCGTCGTGCCGCTCGAAGAACTCTTGGCTTGACGCCGGCCGGTTGATCCTCCGCTGCACCTGAGTGCATGCCATGTCGACGAACCGCTGCATCACCCCGTCGCGTTCCGACGGCGCCGACGGATTCGACCACTGCATGTAGTCCTTGACGTCGGCGAGGGTGATGTAGCTGCCGTACTGGTGGGCGCCGGCCGGAGCTGCCATCAGCCGAACCCAGGCGATCCGGGCATCAGCGTGGACAGGTCGACAGTGCCGCCAGGAGCGGCGGACGGCACGACGATCGAGTATTCGCGGTTGCTGCTGCTCGTGATCCGCTCGAGGACGGTGTACGACGTTCCCGCCGGTGTTGTCGCCGCGTCGTCGTTCGCGGCCAGCGGCAGCGAAAACGACCCGAGCGCGTTCAACGTGACTGTCACCGGAACCGGCGACACGACGACGTCGCTGTTGGCGATCGCCGAGGACAGCTGGAACTGCAGAGTGCCGCTCGCAGCGGTGCCGTCCTCGTTGCGGAACGTCCCGGTGACGGTGACCTCAGTCGCAGCCATAGCGCTCCTCTGCTAGTCAGCGGGCCGGAGGGCCGATCGGGATGACCGTCGGCGCCGGCACCGGAACAGCAGCCGCAGCCGACACCGGAGCAGCGGGAGCGGGAGCGGCGGCCGGCGCTGTGACAGCCTCGAAAAACGCCGGCTCCGGCGGCTGGACGCCCTCGACGACCTCGCCGGGCTGCACAAGCCCCCACGGCTGCCCGTAGTCCCGGGCGTGCGGATAGATGTGCCGCCAGGCGCTCACGACGCCGTCTGCCACCAGTGAGCGCCGTCCGACACGAACGTCCACCCCGCGTACTGCACGGTGGTCGACACGCCGGTTGCACCGGCGATCCCGTTGATCGTCGAACCGTCTGCGGACACCACGCTCAACGCGCCGGTACCCGCGTCGATCTTCCGGACGGTGACCGGGCCGCCCTCGGCGACCGGCGGGAGGGTGACGGCAACAGCGACCGCCCCGGTCGTGACGATGACGACATCGCCGGTCGCCGCCGTGTGCGCGGCGGACACCTGGGAGACACTGCGGATCTGCTGCGGGAAAATCGGCATCAGGACACCTTTCGGTCAGAGACGTGGAACACGGACGAAGGGCAGGGGATGGTCAGGAACGAGGGCGGCGCGGCATCGCTCCACGCTCGGCGGGGTCGGCGACAGCACGCTCGACGGGGGGATCCGCAGCGGGGCGCTCAACCGTCTGGTCGCCACGCAACTCGGCTTTCACCCGGCCGATCTCCGTCTCGATCTCCTCGCGGCGGCTGCCGACAGCCCTGGCAAGCTCGCGTTCGAGGCCGGCGAGATAGCCGAGGCGACGGTCGGCGACGGTGTCGGGGTCTTCCGGTGTGGACGCCGGCCGGGGAAGCCCGCGGACACGGGCGATCTCCGCTTCGATCTCCTCGCGGCGTTCCGGGAAACGAGCGAGTTCGCGGCGAAGCCCAGCGACGATGGTGTCGGGGTGCATAGCGGTCCTTTCGGGCGTCGCTGCACGCAGACGCCGAGATGGGCACGAGCTCGGATAGACAGACAGGGCCGGTGGGGACGTCGGGCCGTGCCCACCCGACGTCCCCACTCAGCCGATCGGAGCTGAGCTGCGCTCAGCTGTTGAACGTCGGCGCGACCAGGCCGGTGCCGGTGATGATGCTGTTCGCGTTCGGGTACCGAGCTGCGGTGAACGCGAGGTAGCCGTAGAGCTGCAGCAGCACCGACAGCTGGTTGCCGTAGGTCTGCGGGAGCGCCCGGCTGACGATCGGCGATTCCATCAGCCAGTTCTCCTGCATGCGGCTGACGACCACCAGGTCCTGGTTCGTGCCCGCACCCAAATCCGACGGGATGTTCGCGTCTTCGAACGTGTTCAGCCCGCTGATGTTCCGGCCGACGGGGCCTTGCGCTGTCGCGAGGTCCGGCGTGACCGCCAGAGCGTTGAACGGCCCGGCGTACTCCGGGACGACCAGCGGCCGGTCGTTCGCGTCGAAGCTCTGGCCGATCCACTCCCAGCGTGTCGGAGTGACGAACGCGTGGGTCGCAGGGCGGAACAGCGTCGTGGCGACATCCGCCTTCGCCAAGCCGATCTGGCCGTACAGCCCCTTGATCGTCGGGCTGGCCTGTGTCCATGTCACCGTGTTGATCCCGGTGGTGTTCAGTATCCCGGTGACATCGCCGGAGCCCGGGCCGAACAGGACAGCCTCGTCGACCTGCTGAGCGAAGGCCTTCCCGAGGTCCTGCATGACGGCCTCGTCGAACGCGATCGGGCTGCGCTCCAGCAGCTGCAGCGACACGATCTGCTGCCCGGCTCGGGTCACGACAGGGACCGTGACGTACTCGGTCTGCATGTCCGTGTTCGACACGTTCACGTTCTGAGCGCCCTGGGTAGCGACGCTCGTCCCGCCGCTCACCTTCGGGATGTTGATCGACATCGTGCCGTCGGGGAGATCCTCGTGGTGGCAGGCGTCCGCTGCGACACGGCCAGCGCGCTGGAACGCAACCCAGTCCGCGGTCATGTACAGCGGCGGGACGAACTCGCCACCCGAACCTGCTGAGGTCGACAGCGCCCGGTAGGAAGCGACGCTCCCACGACGGTCCTCGCGGGGGTTGCGCGCCTCGATCATCTGGCGGACGAAGTACCGCTCGTGGTCCTTCAGCGACGCCATGCCACGCCGGTCGAACGCGGTGGCTTCCACGTGGTTCTCGACGGAGTGGCGCTGCAACCGCTCGACTGCCTCGAAATACCGGCCCTGCATCGCTCCAGGGCCGAACGAGACGGTGCACAGGTCGCGCAGGTAGCTGACGCCGTTCCCCCGCTCGTAGGTGCGGGCCTCGGACTTCACCTTGACGGCGCCGCCGACGGCGTTCGGGTCGCTGCTGTGGATCCCGAGTTCGACACGGCTGCGAGCGGCGATCTCCCGGCGCTCGGCCTTCTCGGAGCGACGAGCGACGAGCGCGTCGGCGTCGTACCGGAGAGCGGTCTTCGCGAGCTTCTTGCTGCGGGACTCCTCTTCGGCGGTCAGGTCGCGGCCGGCGGTTTCGGCGTCGGCGACCATCTTGCGGATCTCGTCGCGGGCCTTGTCGGCGCGCAGCGACAGCTTCTGCGCCTTGGTCTTGGACATGGCAACTCCTCGGGTAGAGAGGTGGATGTGGTCACACGTCCCGTGGCGAGTGGTGCCCTCGTGTCCGGCTGCCGGCGGCAGTGGTGCGACGGGGTCCGGCTACATCGGGCGTAGCGGGTGGAACAGGTGGAACAGGGGCAGCAGGACTACTTTTCTCGGGTCGCCCACGGCACCATCGCCATGAGCCCCGCCTTCGTCGCCTTCCTCGCCGAACTCTTCTTGTTGTCGACGAGGAGGTCGATGTCGTTGTCTTTCATCGCCTGCACCTTGTGCTTCGGATGCGGGCGGGGACACACAATGATCTGGTCGTACATCGCTGGGGTGATCCCGCACTGATCGAGGTACGAGCGGACCGTGTCGACGTCGGCCTGCCCGACACGATCCTTTTCGACGCCGGTGAGGATGACGACGCCGTTGCCAGCGGCTTTCAACGCCGACATCAACTCCGACATCTGATGTGGGAACGCGTCGGCGGTGCCTTTCACATCGATAGCGACGTTCACCGTGTCACCGGCCCGGGCGGTCGATCGCAGCGAGCATCGCCCGGGCCGCTGCGAGCCGAGGCCGGTCCGATCGAGGGCCTGCACCGTCCGCTGGCATCATCGGGTTTTTCGACGACGATCCGCCGCCCTGGTCGCCGTCCATCCCCGAGCTGTTCGCCTTCGCAGCGTTCCCGCTGTCGTCGGGGTCTTCCGGGCCGCCGTCGGGGTCTGCGACACCGAGAACAGCGGAAATCGCCTTCTGCCCTTCGTCGAGAGCAGTGTCGATCCCGGTGAGATGGTCGTCCGCTTCGTTCAACGCTGCGAGCGCCGCCGTCAGCAGCTTCTCGTTCGCTGACGACAGCACCCGGCCTTCGCGGACCTGCAGCATCAGGCTCGCGACGACGAACGTGCGAGCCCGGCCGTGCTGCCCGTACTGGCGGCACACCGCTTCGTCTGCAGCGCCGAGCGCACGGAGGGCCTGCTCGACAACCGGTTCGGCGGCGCTGTCAACCCGGTGCTGCGCTGCGCCGGCGACAGCCGACCGCACCGACCACATGAGGGCGACACCCTCGCGGCCGAGAGCGGAGCGCATCGAACCGAGCAGCTCGGCGGTCGTCCCCGGGTTCGCGGGGTTCGTCACGATCGACGTGTCGTACAGCGCGAGTTCGGCGACGGACCGCTCGTCGTAGGCGTCGTTCCACCCGTCCTTCACCGCCCGGAACGAGAACGACATCTTCGACACGTCGCGGCGCTCCAACGCGATACACAGATCGTTGGTGAGCGCCTGTCGGCGATCGAGGTCCGCTTCGGCCAGCAACCCGCGGGAGTCTTCCGACAGCCGGCAGGTGTCCGACCCGGTCGACGCCATCGGCATCCCCGCGTGGTTGAACAGCAGCGGGATCGCCCGCTGCTCCCGCAGCGTCTTCGCAAACGCACCCGGGTTGATCGTCTCGCGGTACTCCCCGAGCCAGTCGTTCACCGCATACGACTCGCCGGTCGTCGACGCGTAGCCACGGAACTGCGCGGCGGTCGAATCCGCTGCGGTGTCCATCCGGATTTCGAGTTGCGCTGTGTGCGCGGGTGGCTGCTCGACAAGCGACGTGAACGCCCGCTTCGGTACAGCCGGCAGACGGATCGCAGAGCGGCCGACAGCGGGTTTCGCTGGGAGCGGCTGGTAAACCGTTTTCCTGGCGACAGGGACCGGCTCGCCGAGCGTCACCGTGCCGTCCGAGCCGATCGTGTAGTCGACCTGCGTGTAGTCGCCGTCGAAATCCGTCTCGTAGACAGCCCAACTGTCGGTCATGTCGCAGACATACACGTAGGGGGCGCCGCCGGGGTTGGATGGAAGCGACTCGATGATCGCTGTCTGGACGACCCGCGCCGCGTCGTTGTAGGTCATGCCAGCCGCACGCCGCTGCCAGCACGCCGGCGCCGCCTTCGACTCGGACTTCAGCGATCCGTCCGCAGCCCAGTCGTCGGAGATCAGATCGGCGAGCTTCAACGCGTCGGCCCGCCCGATGATGTACTTCCGGACAGCGTCGTGGTCCGCTCCAGCACGGCCGACCGCCCGGACAGCGTTTTTCAGGTCTTCCTCGTCAGCGATCGGGAACGACGGTTCGCCGGCAGCGTCCTTGAACGCCTCGCCATCTGCGAGCATCGCCTTCAGTTGCGCTGTGTCGTACTTGGCTTTCGCCATGTCACGCTCCTCCATGTGGGGTGGCCGAGGCGCTCCCGCCGGCAGACGGGCCCGCTCCAGGGACGCCCTTCGGGTTGAGGCCGCCAGGCAGCCCGGTTTCCGGGCCTTCCCCTGCGGCAGCGAGGAAATCGGCGTGCGCCGAGTTGATCGGAGCGAAAATCGAGTCTGCGCCCGGCTCGTCGGACCGCTGCAGGCCGGCCATCTCCCGGCATTCGTTCGCCGACGCGATCGCGTTCATCCGCAGCGACTGCATGTAGAGAGCGAGCGCCTGGTCGTTCGTCTTGAACAGGTCAGCGACGTTGCGGCGCACGTAGTAGCTCGGAGGGAGGAGCTGCGTGTCAGCCCGGTCGAGACGCCGCACATAGCCGTTCAAACTGAACAGCGCGAAGCCGATGACAAGCTCCTGCAGTCCTTTGCCCCACACGCCGCCCTGGTCGCTGTCCCCGACGAGATGCGGTGGGACGCCGTAGAACCCGGCGATCTCCGACCGGGAGAACGCCCGGGTTTGCAGCAGCTGCGCGGTGTCCGGCGACACCGAGATCTGCTGCCATTTCGTCGCTGCGTCCAACACGATCGGCGTGTGGCTCTGAGCGAGACCGCCGTGCTTCGTGAACAGCTGCTGCTCGACCCGGTCAATGTCGTTCTGCAACATCGGCTTTTCGATCGAGAGGATCCCCGTCGGGTGCATCCCCTGCGCGAAATATCGGGCGGCGTACTCGTTCGACGCGAGGTGCGTCCCGAACCCCATCGACCCGAGCTCGATCGGGTTCAAACCGACGACCCCGCCGGCGAGCGACAGCCACGGGACATGCACCATGTCCGCAGCGTTCAACTCGCGGCCAACCGCACCAAGCCGGAACGTCTTCCGACCCTCGACCATCTCGACGTTCACGATCGACGGGTTCAACACCTCGAGGAGAGTCGGCCAGCCCGAGCTGTCACGGTCAGCGACATGCGTGTACATGTTGCCGTTCAGCGCGAGCGACGCGACCCGCCGGAAATCGCCTTCCTCGCGGTCCATGTCGACATACGGATCGAGGATCACCCCTGGGGCGTCGACCTCCGGATCCGCTTTCGAGCGCCGCGACCCGATCTGCCGATGCACATGCGGCTCCAGGCCCGACGACGCATCGCCCAACACCCGGATGCACGACGCCACCACCATCAGCGACAGCACCGACCGCTCGTTGACGACGACACCCGCCGACGACGTGTTATACGCGCTGTTCGGCGGGATCGCCGCGGGATCCCCCCACTGGCCGAGCCAGCCGCCGCCACCGATCGCCATGCCACGCACCTGGCGGCGGCGAGCGGTGACAGTCACGAGCGCGCCACCTCGACCTCAGCAGGCCGACGATCGCCGAGAGCGTGGCGCCGACGGCACACCGATCGGACCGCTGCCCGCACCGGCCCGCTCCAACACCGCCCAGCGCACCGCCGAACAGACACCACCGGCCGAGGACGCCGCGGCAACGGGATCCGCAACCCATGCGAGTCGTACACCAGCTCGGCGCCGGCCACCAGCACGACACCCGCAGCGACCAGCGCCCACCCCACCCCAGCGAGCACAGCGACTCCGTAGCAGCCGACACCTGCGCCAGCCAGCTCGAGGACATTCCCGACGTTCACGACGACATGTGTCCGCTGCTGGGCTGCTGTCCGCTGCTGGGCTGCTCGCATCGCTCACCTCCGCGGCGGAACCCGCAGGGTTGTCGTCTCGTCCTGCGACAGGACCCGAAATCCGGGTGCCGCTGGCGCCGGCCGGCTGTCTCGATCTGATTCGCCGCGTATCGCCGTCGCTGGCGACGATGTCGGCCCGTACCGCACCTGCGCGTACTGCGTCGGGGTCTGCGACCCCCACAGCGCCAACGTCACCGCCACCAACGGCGAAATATCGACCGACGACGACTTCCTCGACCACGCCCACGCATCGCCAAGCGGGCGTTTCGCCGCGCCGTCCAACGCCGCCAGCAGCTCCGACGTCCCGAGATGCCGCACCCGGCGTTCCGACACCGCGTCCTGCAACATCCCGCACGCACGAGCATGCTCCTGCGCCGACAGCACCGTCACCTGCACCCCGGCGCGCTCCACATCCGGGAGCAGCGACCCCGCCGGCCCAGCCGGATCGCAAAACACCCCGAGCGGACGGTGCGACTCGACGAGCCCAGCGAGCCGCGCCGCCAGCCACCCCGTCCCCCGACCCGACTCGACAACCTCGACATGCGACAGACCATCCGGCCGTCGGCCGGCGACAGCGATCGACGCTGCAGCACGATCCGGTGTCACATCAAACGCGAACGCCACCGGATCCAACGCCTCGGAACCCGGATCCGCCAACGCCCGCCACGCGTCCAACGGGATCACCGGATCGCTCAGCGCCGTCACCCACTGGTTCAGGTACGCGCGGCGGAACTCCGACAGCGACATCGACGCGAAGTCAGCGGCGACCGCATCCTCCGTGATCGTGATCCCCAACGCCGGCATACACGACCACCACGTCGCCGGATCCGACGGCTCAGCGTCCTCCTCAGCCGACCACTCGAAATAGGCGACGCCCGAGGCGACAGCCTGCTCGGCGATCTGACGGCCCCGCTCGACTTTCTCCCACAAATATGGGCTGTCCTCCGGTGTCCCAGCCGTCGACACCACCCACAGCTGCGGCTGCGGCCGTGTGATCATCGCCGGCTTCAACGCCTGCTCCAGCCGGCCGTCCGGATGGGCGAACGCCTCATCCAAAATGCCGAGGTCGATCGACCCGCCGTGCCCCGTCTTCTTCGTCGTCGCCAGCAGCCCGAAGATGCTGCCGTTCCGCCACAGCAACGCCTCATGGCCATTCGCCAACCGCGGCCGGAACAGCGACCCGAACTTCGATGCCTGCAGCGGCGACAGCCAGTCGTCGACGAACTTCTTCCGGGCGTCCGACCCGGTCTGAGCGGTGTACCGGATCTGCTGTTTCGGCGCCGCCAACGCCCGAGCGACGATCAGTGTCAGCAGCAGCGTCGTCTTCCCGCTCTGCCGAGGGACCGTCAAGTCAACCTCGCGGTATATGAACCGCCTGGTCTTCGGGTCGATCTCCAACGCCACGTCGGCGACCTGCCGCTGCCACGGCATCAGCGGCGACCCGAGTTCCGCAGCGATCGCCGCCGCAGCACCACCGAGTGTCGGACGGCTCGGCGTGCGAGGTGTCGCCCACCTCGGCGGGCAGCTACCGCGAGAGCCGGAAGATGTCCGCGACGAAATCGGTCGCCTCGGTGTCCGTAGCGTCGCGGATGCTGTCGAGAGTGTCACGCAGCTCCCTCGCGATCCCAGCCGCCGCCATCGCAGCAGGCCCCGACTCCGAACCGACCGCCTCGTCGAGCTTCTGAGCGAGCGCCCGGGCGATCGCAGCCCGCGCACCAAGGTCGTCGTCCAGCTCGAGCGACCCGAGCCACCGGTCGACCGCAGCGGACACCGGCGGTTTCGACACCCGGCGCTGCGCAGACACCCGAGACGCCGCTGTAGACCTCGGCCGAGGTTTCCGCTCCGTCACCACCGTCTCGACACCTTTCGCTGCGGCGCCGGCCGGCGCTCACGCCGCCCGCTGTTGCACCCGAAGTGCGCCACCCGAAGGTTCGCTGGATCCAGCGCCAGCCGGCGCTGCGTCTCCCGATCCAAATCCCGCATCGCGTGCAACGGCAGGACGTGGTCGACCGACGGCGACTTCGGCGACCGCGCTGGCGCATCGAAATCGACCGGGGCGCCGCACAGCCAGCACACCGAGCTCGACCTCAAGACCTGCGCCCTGACCCGCTGCCAGTCGCGGCCACCACGGCCTGGGTGGACAGCCGGCGCCGGACGTCCCATCACAGCGCCGGCCGGAGAGCGACCGTCACCGTCGCAGCCACCGGAACCTCGCGGGCTTTCGCTCCCGCCGGCTCGTAGTCGACCTCGTGCACGACACGGACAAGGCCCCAACCCTCGGCCTGGAGCTGCGCCAACAGGCGGATCGCAGCGTCGATCGTGTCCGGTGCGTCTATCCGCGTCTTCGCCACCAGCGCACCCCCTCCGCCTGGCGTGGACGGTCACCATCCCGGGTCCTCCGACCATCCGCCAACACCCGAAGGCAACCCTCCGACCACCCCACCTGCGCGCATATGCGACGCTGCGGAGAAAAATGTTGATGGAGCGGGTCAGGATTAGAAGCTTCGGCTAGCTCGACCATGCCCCCCCGTTGCCTGTCACACAGCGCTGACCAGCGTGTTCGACGCCGGCAGACGGTGCGAGCTAGCAGGTTGAGGTCAGGTTCGGGGTGTGATCAACGTCGGTGCACCCACGGCGACAGCGGCGGCGGGCGTGGCGGGTGGGGATACCGGGTGCTGGTCGGCTTGTGCTTGCCGGTACACGGTACGTACAGCGGAGATCAGCGCGGCGATTTTCGATTGGTCTCGTGGTGGTACTGCCTGGCGGTACAGCGTTTCGGCGGCGCCGATGCCGAGCGCGATGTAGGCGAGCCGTGGGTTGGTGTGCGCGCCGCTCGCCGCTTGGGCTGCGGCGGCAGCGCCGGACACTCGGATGAATCGCCAGAGCTGGGTGAGTAGGCGCATCACGGTTGCTCCTCGTGGGTGGAGCGTGGCGAGGTCAGCTGGCGGTGTGGGTGGTTGACGTGTCGGTCGTGGTGGCGGCTGGTGTGGCGCTCGCCGCCGTGTCGGTCGCCGTCGTGTCTGCTGCTGCGGTAGTCGTGTCGGCAGGTGTTGCCGCGCTGGTCGCTGCGGTTGACGTGTCGGTCGCTGCCGAGCCCGTGGCGGCCGTGTCAGCCGCCGTGGACGTCGTTGGCGACGACACCGCAGCGGTCGTCGCAGCGGACGTCTCGGTGGCGCTGGGCGTGGTCTCAGGGGTGAGCGCCAGGTCGATCGACGCGACCGGTCCGGCACCGACGTTGACGGTGGCGTGACCGATGATCGTCGCTCCGGACTTCGTGGTCGCTGTCGCGGTGATCGACGCGACGCCGGTCGCTCCGGTCGGCACGAACCGGGCGGTCAGCCCGTCGGTGGTTGTCGAGCCGGACAGCACCGCGGTGTTGTCGCACGTCCAGACCGCCGAAACGACGGGGTCGTCGGTGACCGGGTTGCCGAGAGCGTCGCGCTCGGCGCCGAACGACGCGGTGAGCGGGGTGGTGTCGGTGTCGGCGATCGTGAGGACGGTGGTCATGATGTCGGTCTCCTGGGTGAGCACGAGTTGGACTGTGGCGGGGAGGGCCGGCGGCCCGCAGACGGTTGGGGTGACGACGAGGACGTCGGCAACGTCGGCGTCCCACCAGTGCCACCAGCGGTGTTCAGCCATGTGGGCCTCCGACGGTCACCGCGCCGCCGCCCGCAGGGCGCAGACAGCTCATGTTGACATCCACGATACCGGAATGTGGGTACATGCTGGTGAACCGCTGGGTACATGTTCGAGTCACGACGGCGGCCGGCCTGCTCGGGCGGCGGCTTCACCGGCGAGCTGGGCTTGGCGGCCGACGACGAACATCGCTCGGTCGTGGGGGTGGCCGGCGTCTTTCCACCGTGCCCAGGCGGTCCGGCACGCGTTGCACAGGCCGCCGCGTATCCGGTCGTCCGCGACACCGGTGACGGTGTGGTGGCAGCAGAGGCATTCGGCGACGGTGGTTTCGCGGCCACGGCGTCCGTCGGTGATGTGTTGGATGAGCTGGTGGGCGCGGCTAGCGGTGGTGGCTTCGCGGGCGATCGCGGTGAGGCTCCGGCGGATCTGTGTGATCGCGGTTTGCTGGGGGTCGCGGTCGGGACGCCAGTCGCCGTCGACGGTGGCGACAGCGGTCGTTTCGGTTGGGCGGCTGACGTCGCCGCCGTGGCCGCCTGGGCTGCCGGTCGACGGCGGATACCCGTCGTGGCCTTGGGTGAGTGTGCTTCGCCGGGCGAGTTCGCGGATCGTGGTGTCGTCGAGCTGGCGGAGGACGTCGATGGCGTGGTCCCGGAGGCGCATCAGCTCGTCGGCTCGAACTCGGGTCATCGGTGTGCCTTTCGGGTCGGGCGGCGGGACGCGGTCTGCTGCCGGTAGTGGTGCTCGTCCGCACATTTTTTGCAGCGCCCGTCGAGATATTCGGGGCGCTGGCATCCGTCGGTCGAGCACGACACCGGATCGGGGTTCGGGGTGTAGCGGCTGCGGTCGTAGCCGTGGCGGCTACGCCATTTCGAGCAGCCGAGGCACCGGCCGCCGTTGCCTGGGGCGGCGGGCTTGTCGCAGACGATGCACGGGACGCCGGTCATAGCACCACGAGCCCGGGGCCTTCGTGCGCTGCGACGGCCGCCGCCGCTAGGCGCAGTTTGGTGGGGCTGGTGGTCCGGCCGGCGAGATCGGCGAGGAGCATCGCTGCGGTCGCGGTGATCTCGCACGGCGTTTCGGCCACCAGCTCGAGCGCGGTGTTGAACCCCTCGGCGGTTTGGTCGGCGAGGGCGGTGACGAGGGCGATCGCAAGTCGGGCTGCTCGGGGTGTGGTCGCGACGGTCATTGTGCCGTCCTTGTGGTGGGGTGTGGGCGACTGCGGCGTGCCCATGGGCCGATGTCGGGTGGTTCGATGATCGCGGCTGGTGGCGGCTGGGTTGGTGGGGGTTGCAGGTAGTCCCGCCAGCGTTCGTCGGGTCCGAAGAATGTTGATCCGTGGAGGATGTGCTCGGGGTTGCGGCCGCGCATCGCTGCGGCGAAGTGCTCGACGGCGGTGTGGAGTTCTTCGGCGGTGGCTCCGGTTTTGCGTCGGGCGGTGTAGGCGCGGAGCGCGGCTTTGCGGGCGATGCGCCGCGGGTAGCTGGCCCAGGCTGCGTCGAAGTCGGCCTCGTAGGGCGCCGTCGTGGTCTGGCTGCGCTGTCGGCCAGCCGTGAGGCTGGCCACGGTCGGGTGCTCTGGCTCGTGGGCAGAGACACTTCTGAGCGCGCGAGTGTGTTTGTTTTTGTCGGAGACGGAGACGGAGACGGAGACGGAGTCGGCGCGCGCGCGCCCGCGGAGGGTATCCGGTACCCTATCCGGTACCCTATCCGATACCCTATCCGATACCCTATCCACCAGGGGTTTTGTCTGTTCGGAGCGCAGTCGCGCAATTTCGTCGTCGAGCGCGCGCCGAACGCGCGGCGATGTGACCGTTTCGATCAGGGCGAGCGCGAGGTCGCGGGTCTTCGGGGTTCGCCAGACCCCGTCGTTGCGGAGGAACGAGCGGACGAGGACCTCTTCGGTGTCGACGTCGACGACGACGTACCGGTGCGCTTCGAGTTCGGCGAGCGCCGTGTCGATGTCGGCGACAGTGGTGTTCGACGCCATCGCCGCCCACCGCTTCGGGGTGTAGGCGACGACCCCGCATAGCGATATGGTCGGCTGGCTGAACAGCAGCCAATAGACGCGTTGGGCGGCTGCGCTCATAGCGGTGAACTCGGGGTCGGTCCATATCGCTGTTTTGGCGCGGGCCTCAGTGCGTGCCATCGGCTGCTACCTTTCGCTGCGGTTGGCTGTCAGCACGGTTCGTCCCATCGTCCGACCCACGGCCAGATTTGCCCGCGGACCAGTTTGTCCGGCCAGTTGTTTTCGAGTCTGTCGCCACGCCAGCGCCCTACCCACAGGTCGCCTTGTTCGCCGTCTGGTTTGAGCCCGATGCCGATCTCAGGCCAGCGGAGGAACAGGCTGGATCCGTAGGGCCGCATTTCGCGCATCCCGGCGGATCCTTGCGGGGCGTGGTGTTCGATGACGAGCGCACATTGCCAGCGGGTGCGCCAGTCGTCGAGGACCCGGAGGACGGGTTCGGTGGCGTCTTCATGTGATTCGCCGTCTCGTCGGGTGAAGCACTGGTAGAGCGGGCCGAGGACGAGGAGCTGTGGGCGCCAGCGGGCAAGCTCCGTTTCGATCTCGGCTCGGTCTCGGCGGCTGCGGATGTTGAGGCCTCGGCGCATGAGGATGTGGAGGCGTTGCGGGTCGTAGTCGCTGCCGAGGTCTCGGCGGAGTTGGCTGACGATCCAGCTGCCGGTTTCGGCGATCGCAGCGCTGGGGTTTTCGGCGTCGATGACGAGAGCGCGGACGGGTGGTATGCGGGTGAATCGGAATGGGTGAACGCCTTGTGCTGCGCAGGCGGCGATCTGCCGGCTGATGGTGGATTTCCCGCGGCCTTCGGCGCCGACGAACATCACACGCCAGTCTCGGCGGATGAGGCCGGGGATGACCCAGGGGGCGACGGTGTCGGCGTTGGCGATGATGTCGTCGAGGGTCATGGCGCTTGGGCCGCCGACGGTGAGTGGGGAGTCGAGGGATGCGAGGTCGGCTGTGAGCTGGTCGAGGAGCGCTGCGGGGTCGCTGTTGGCGAGGTTGTCGAGCGTGGTGACGAGCGTGGTCTGCATTTGGCGTGCGAGCCGGTGGCGGAGGATGATCGCGACGTGTTCGGGGAGCGGTGGGAGGCCGCCGACGATCAGGTCGATGAGGGCGGGGTGGTCGACGGTGGGGTCTGTGCGGCGGAGGACGTCGAGGAGCGTGACCGGGTCGATTTTCTGGCCGGTGTGGTGGAGTTCGCTGATTGCTGCCCATATGGCGGTGTGCCGTGGGGCGTAAAAGTCGTCGGGTGTGAGAGCGGCGATGTAGTCGGGGATGCGGGCCGGGAACGCGAGGCAGCCGCCGATGAATGCGGCTTCGGTGTCGGGGTCGTGTGGTGGTCGTGTGGCGGGTCGGGCTGGGGCGACGGTGGTCACGGTTATTCGCCTCGGATGATGATGGTGAGGTGGTCGACGAGCTGCCCTGCCATCCGCATGTCGGATCGTGTCGGGGCGGCGTAGCGGATGCTGGTGATGTGTTGGCCGGTGTCGTCGGGGATGATGTTGGCGTCGACGAGGCCGTCGATGGCTGCTTTGGCTGCGGGTTCGTGGGCGCCGGGGTCTGCGAGCCGCCCGCGGGCTTGAGCGGGGCGGATTTCGATGGAGATGCGGTTGTGGTGGGGGATGGCGGCGTGGAGGGCTGTGATTTTGGTGTCTCGCCGCCAGCGGGCTGTTATGGCTGCTCGTGTCGCCCAGTGGCTGCGGCGCAGAGCGTTCGCTGTCCATAGGCGTCCTGGGATGACGAGGACGTGGACGCTGCCGGCTGGGGTGAGCGACGTGTCGTTCGGCTCGCCGGCTGGTGTCGCTGCGTGGGCTCGGGTGCGGCTCGGGCCGTTCACGGCAGCGCTCCGCTGTCCGGCTCGTGCGCTCCGGGAGCGGTCATCGCTGCCAGCACCCACTCGCGGGCTGCTGCGCCGTCTTCGAGTTCGCATGCGAGGTACAGGTGGACGTCGCTCCTGGCTTGTTCGGTCAGCGACCACCGTGTCGAACGCATAGCGCGGCGTGCTGCGGCCAGGTCGGCTTGCAACTCGCAGACCAGGCAGCACCGAGCCAGAGAGCCGTGCTGGCAGACCAGGCTCACGGGGGCTTCCTCCAGTCGGTTGAGCGCGTCGACCAGGTGGCCGGCGGCGCAGAGATAGTCCGGGCGCGTGGGGCGCTGATACGCGGGCAGGTCGTGGGCTTCGCACCAGGTCACGTCGCCGTCGTCGTCCCCGAGGACACACGGCTCGATGTCTCGGCCGCCGCGCAGTTGTGCGGCTGCCTCTGCAACGTCGAGCAGGAGCGCCAGGTCTGTCGGGGCGTTGGCGTCGCATCCCCCGCACCGGAACGTGACCGTGACGCTCACGACGCTTCCTTCGGCCTGGGCTCGCCGCGTTTCATTGTCCGGCGCTGGGCTGGGGTGGTGCCGCCCCACATGCCGTACCTCTCGTGGTTGCGTAGCGCGTAGTCGAGGCATTCGGCGGTGACAGGACAGCGGCCGCACACAGCCCGCGCTGCGGCATATGGGCTGCGGTCGTTGGCGGGGCCGGTGGGACACTCCGGGAAGAACACGGCGGAGTCGACGGCGCTGCAACGCGCACGCTCCATCCACGATGTGCTGGGCGCGCTCGATGCGGCCGGTGTGGGTTCGGTCACGGCGCTGGGTGCCTCGGCTCGGTGCACCGCCCGCGGTGCGCGTCGGCCACGTCGATCATGTCGGCGAGGGTGGCGCTCCACCCGTCGAGCAGGGTGGTCCAGCACTGGGGGCAGCGGATCTCGACGTGCTCGCTGTCGCCGCGGACAACCGGCTCGGCTGTCGCTGCCGCGTGGAGGGTTGGCGGTGTGCTGGGGGCGTCGACGATGCGGACCGAGCCGGATGGCATCACAGCGACAGTGGGAGCTGGCTGGTTGGTGGAGCGCCGGAAGCTCGCTGCGCACCGTTCGATCCAGGTCGCTGATTCGCTGCGGATAGCGGGGCTGGTCACGGTGTCTCCTGGCGGCGGCTTCCGACGGCGAGCTGCTGGCGGCACTGTGCGATGGCGGTGCGGGCCGCTGGCGCAGCGGTGCGCTGGCTGGCGCCGTCGAGCTGTTCGGCGAGCCGGTCGAGTGCTGCTCGGTGGCGTGCAAGGTCGGCGTGGTAGGCGCGTTGGAGCGCTGCGAGTCGGAGGCGTCCGAGGTCGAGTTGGACCGCGAGGGTCTGCCGGTCGTCGGCTGCGAGCATCGCTAGTTCCGGTCGTCGGGGCTGGCGAGCCGGACGGTTCCCACCCCGCTGTGAGCGTTGGCGATGTGGGTTTCGGCGCGTTGCGTGGCGGCGGCCTCGTTGCTGTGCCGTGCGATGTGGTCGCATTCGGTGCAGTCGACGGCGTACGGCGTTTTGCTGGTGTCGTCGCAGATGACGGCGACGACGGGCCCGGCAGCCGTCTCGACGGCTTCGGCGATGTCCGTGTCGTCCGCGGCCGGTCCGCTGCTGTCGGGTGTCTCGGTGAGCGATGCGAGGACGGTGATGGCGTCGGCTGAGAGAACATCGCGGTAGGCGGGATGCGACCGGAAATGGGCGACGTGGCGGCCAACCCGGCTGTTGTTGCCGGTGCGGACAGCGCTGACGATCTCGATGATGCTGTCGCCGAGAGCGAGCGCGTACAACACCCGGGCTGCCGCACCGGGGTTACGTGCGAGCCACGCGGGGACGCCGTCGAGCGACATGGTTTCCCCGACCCTGATGTCGTCGCCGAACCGCGTGAAGTGGCTGGCCTCGTCCCACGCGTCGCCGATGTCGACATTCATGGTGACGAACGGTGCGGCGTGCGCCATGGCGACACCAAGATCGAATCGGGCGGTCATGTGTTCGGCGAGCAGCCGGAGTTCGGCGGCGACGTCGATGGTCGGAGCGGGTTCGGCGACGCCCGCTGTGCCGCCCGGGCTTCCGCCGGCGGGAGCTGTGGGGCTCGCTGCGCTGGGCGTACCGTCGTCGGCAGGTGCGGCGGCAGGTGCGGCGGGGAGATGGTCGGCCGGCTGGGTGCAGACCGCTTCGGGTTCCGTTCCCCACGACGGCCGCATCCACGCGTGGCACGCCAGGTCGCTGTGCCCGTCGTATGCGTCGCGGTTTCGGAGCCACATCGTGTTGGCGATCTTCGGTGTCGCTGTCCACACGCTGGTTGGGGCGGTGTCGCGGATCACTCGAGCGCCGCTCTGTTCGAGCTCGTCGAGCTTCCGGTCGGCTGCGTCGATGTCTTTCTGCCGGCGTTTCGCTTCGTCGATCGTGTGCGTCGTCGGGGGGAGATGGCGAGAGCACCACGTTTTGATCGTGGCGGCGGGGAGGGACGCCATCGTGGCGGCGTCGTCGAGCGACAGGCTGCCGTCCGCCACCCACTGCTGCGCTTTCGGCGGGAGCTTGAGCAGCGCGACGCTTTTCGACACGGTGGGCTGCGACACCCCGCAGAGGACAGCGACATCGCGTTGGGTGGTGCCGGGAAGGTCGAGGAGTTGAGCGAACACGTGGGCGCGATCGACGGGGGTGATGTCCGCCCGGTGGAGGTTCTCGGCGACGAACGTCGCGAGGCGCTCTTCGTCGGTGACGTCCTCGCGGACAACGACAGGGACTTCGGCGATGCCGGCTGCCAGCGCGGCGGCGTGCCGGCGGTGGCCGGCGACGATGATCCACCCGGTGTTGCCGTCGCTGCGGACGACGATCGGTTGGATGACGCCGAGGCTGCGGATACTGGCGATGAGTCCGGTGAGGTCGCCGATGTCAGCGCGGGCGTTGTCGGGGTCCGGGGTGATCGAGTCGACCGGGATGGTGGTGAGTTCAGGCACGTCTAGTTCTCCTCGTCTTCGCTGGTCGTCAAGCCGGTCTCGTGGAGTTCGCCGTGGGCGACGGTGCCGGATTCGAGCCGGCCGCAGGTGATCCGGGTGTCTTCGGGGGCGAGGACCGCCTTCCACGTGGCGGCTCCGGCGACGATGCGGCAGCCGACCGCGAGGGTCGTCTGGCACGTAACGGCCAGGCCGCCGAGGATGCTCCAGCCGGCCTCGATGCTCTCGCCGGCCTCGATGCGCCCGCCGGCCTCGATGCCCCATCCGGCCTCGATGCTCTCGCCGGCCGTGATGCCCCCGCCGGCCTCGATGCCCCATCCGGCCTCGATGTACGTGCCGGCCTTGATGCTCTCGCCGGCCTCGATGCCCCCGCCGGCCTTGATGCGCGTGCCGGCCTCGATGCTCTCGCCGGCCTCGATGCCCCCGCCGGCCTTGATGCTCCATCCGGCCTCGATGCTCCAGCCGGCCTCGATGCCCCATCCGGCCTTGATGCCCCCGCCGGCCTTGATGCTCTCGCCGGCCTCGATGCCCCCGCCGGCCTTGATGCCCCCGCCGGCCTCGATGCTCTCGCTGGCCTTGATGCGCGTGCCGGCCTCGATGCCCCCGCCGGCCTTGATGCGCGTGCCGGGGAGAGCATCGATCGAGCCGCTGACCCGGACCGAACCAGCGAAGCGGACAGTTCCGAGGTCGCCGTCGACAACAAGATCGCAGTCGACACCAGCCTCGAAGTCGACCGAGCCAGAGTAGAGGCTGACAGTACCGTCGACGGTGAAATCGGCGGCGGTGAGAGTGATAGTGGTGAGTTCAGGCACAGAAGTCTCCATTCGTTGCGGATCGGATCGGCGGTGGGCTAGCGGATACCGGACGGCCCGCGGGAAGGCGCCGGAGCGTCTGTGGCGCCAGCGGTCGGATTCGCCGCCGGGCTGATCTCAGCGAGCCGCGTGGCGTCGACCGTGAGGTAGTGCTGCGTCCCTCTGGTGACATACGAGAGGCACACCTGGTCGCATCCAGTCAGGTGGATGTAGACGATGACAGCGACACCTTTGATGCCGGTAACGATGTCGGTGTAGGTCTCGCCGAGGATGACGTCCCTGGCGTCGGTAGCAACGGGGATGCGGCGCATGGTGCGGTTTTCGGACACGTGTGTCCCTTCGGTTAGAACGGCGCGTCGCCGTCGGCGGATACTGCGGGTGAGTGGGGCGGCTGGTGGGTGACGGCCGACTCCCCTCGGGCGCTCCTGGCCCAACGCTGCGAGGCCGCACGGATCGGGTGAACGGGTAGAGAGGCGGCGTGGTCGCCGTTCACTGCTTGCCTCGCCTGAGGACGAGGAGGGTGCTCAGGTTGCGGCGGGCGTGGACCTGGCGTCGGCCCGGCGGCTGGGGCCGCACGCCGGCCACGTGTTCGAGTCGGTCGACGAGGGTGAACCCGAGCGTGAACGCCGCGGTCAGCGTCCAGTGCGTGCCCGGCTGGAGCTGGCCGGACGACACGTAGTCTTGGCATTTCACGACTACGATCCCGCCGGCCCGCACGACTCGGTGCATCTCGCAGAGCCCTAGGTTGATGTCCTCTTGGACGCCATCTGGCGAGGCGGGAGCGCGGGTGAGCCCGAACCGGTCGTGCATGTCGGGCAGCCCGGTCGACTGGCGCCCCCCGACGCACACGTAGGGCGGGTCGAACGCTGCGGCGTCGAACTCGCCTTCCTCGTGGGGAAGGCGGCGGAAGTCGACCCCGTCGAGGGTGTACCGGTCGTGGATGACGAGGTCGTCGGGGCGCCAGCGTCCCCACCAGACGCCGCGCCCGTAGGTCGGGTCCAGGGTCCGCCAGTCCGAGCGGAGGTATCCGAGCCGGGCCACGTCCTCGATCATGTGGGCGTTTGTCGGCCACGCCGTCGCAGCGAGCACCGGGCCGGACACGGCCAGTCCTCCCCTGGCCGTGTCCTCGCACGGGCCGGCGTGGCAGTCGACGCTCATCGGTTCTCCTCCCCACCGCCCAGGAGCGGTTCGTGGGGGGCGCCCGGCACTGCCACGTCCGGGTCGTCCCAGCCGTCGTCGACAGCCTCGACGTCGAGCACGTCAACCTCGTTGACATCCAGGTTCTCGACCGTGGTGCCGTCAGCCACGACCCCGTCGAGCTGGAGGTCCGCCGCGACCTCGGTCGTGAGCGGCAGGAACGGCTTCATCTCCAGGATGCAGCTCTTACGGGCCATCGCGTCGAAGTCCGTCACCCACGGCCCCCGGTCGCGGCTCTTGGACCGCGAGCGGTGCGCGTCGACGCCAGCGCGGCCAAGGACAACGAAGTGGTGGCCACCGCCGACGAACCGGGCTACCCCGTACCAGCGGACCGGCGGCGACGTGACGTCCAGGTTCGGCTCGTGCGTCAAGTGCTCGTCGAGCCCGTAGGAAAACGAGAACACGTCGGCATCGCACACGGTGCGCGCTCCGATCGAGCGCAGCTTTTCGGACCGCCACGCCAGGTCGATGACCCCCTTGTAGCCGAGGACGAACTGCGCTTCCTGGCGCCCCGTCTTGGTGTTGCGGAACGGGACGAGGTAGGCGTGGCCCAACGGGCCGAACTGGAGTCCGAGCGACGATGCCAGCATCAGGCCGCCAAGCACCGTCGGCGGGTCGCACTCTGCGAGCTTCGGCGTCTGGCGCACGACTGTCACCAGGTTGCGGACCATGGCGGGCGCCATGCTCTTGAGGTGGCTGGGGAGCGCCCGTTCGACCTGGTGCTCCTGCCGCTCGATCAGCGTCACCAGCGGGGGGGGCTTGACCGCCTCGACGGCCGTCCCCGCTCGGGCCGCGACCCCCGGTTTCGCTCCACGGGCCTCGGTCATCGGTCCCCCTGTCGGCTTGATGTCCTCACCGCTGCTCCTTTCGTTCGGGGAACCGCACCACGCGGACCCCGTCCTTCCGAGGGCGCCAGGTCACTACGACCTGGCCGCCCAACGTCCCCGCTTCGGCCGACCCGAGCGCCGACATGGCCAGCGCCTTGATGCGGTCCGCGTCGCCGGCCATCGCCTTCTGCGCCGACATCGCCTGCTCCCGCTGGGCGAGCAGCCCGCTCCACTCTGGCCCCAGCTCCACGCACGACGTCGGCTCGCTCCACCCGTACCGGGAGCGCAGCGCCAACATCGACGACTCCGAACCATCCGGGTCGGGGGGGTCGTTGTCCTGCACCCGCCGCCAGAACGCTTCGGTCGCCTCGACCACCCTGGCTTCGAGCTCCGGGTCGCGTTTCATAACGAACAGGGCCAGGTGGCTGCCTCCGAACAGCACCGGGTAGCGCACCTCGGGGCGCCCGGTGACGGCCATCAGGACGGCGCCTTGGATCGCGTAATGGTCGGGCAGCCCGCTGTCCCACTCGGACTCAGCGAAGGCGTGGGCCGACTTCGCCTCTACGACGCAGTCGGGGCAGAGGCCGTCCGGCGAGCAGCCGAGCCACGGCCAGCGCGTCGAGCGAAGAAGCAGCCCGGTGGCCGGCGGCTCGTACCATCCGCGCTCGACGCCCTGGGCCACGATCAGCGGCTCCAGGAGCTGGCCCCACACCATCGCCTCGGACGGCTCCGAATCCGGGAGCAGCCCGGACAGCTCACACCACGCGGCGTAGGCCGAGGTCCATGGGCTCATGTGCATCGCTGCCGCTGCCACCGACGAGCCGATGCACTCCCGGCGGCGGATGAGCCACCGGTCGCGGGGCAGGTCGCGGCCCACAACGACGTACGGCTCGCTCACAGGTCGTAGTCCGGGTACAGGTGGCGGATGCGCGCGTTCGCCCGCTGGCAGTGCAGGCAGAGGCCGGCGATCTCCTCGTCGACGGACATCGGCATCCCGCATTCGGGGCACCGCTCCCACGGAGATTCAATCACGCCGGCTCCTCGAAGCGCCGCTGCGCCGTCCGGGCGGCCTCGAACATGAGGTCCAGGAGGGTGGCGGGTCCGAGCGCCCACGGGACGGCACCGACAACAGCGCCAGAAGTGGGCAGAGAAAAGGGGCCGTTCGGCCACCAGACCTTGGCCAAGAGCGGGTAGGCAGCCACCCGTGCGTCGTCGGCCCACAGGCCGGCGTCGGTGATGGCGTCCTCCGTCGACCTGACGAGCTTCGACAGGTCGGGCCGCGTGGATGGGACCACCTGGAGCTTCCGTGCGCTCGCCGGGCGCTTCATGGTGAAGACCATCCCGGCGAGGACCGGCCCGTCCAAGAGCGGGGGGCCGGCGGGGGCGGCAGCTTTGACCGCCTCGCGCCACGGCCTCACCTTGGCGCTTGACTCGACCATCACCCCGTTGCCGACGTGCCGCTTGGACCCCTGGGGTGCTGGCTCCCCGAGCACGGCGAACGCCCATCCCTGGGCGCTCACGATGCGTGCGCCAGGGTGGAGTAATCCTCGGCTGTCTCGTTGAACGTCCATGCGGCGGCTGCGAGGGCGCTCCCGATGTCGGCTGGGACGGTCAGCCCGAATCGGCGGACGGTGCCGTCGCGTTCCGGGCTCGCGTTCGTGCAGAGAAGAACGCGGCCGTCGAACCCGAGGAGCGACTCGGGGGCGTCGTAGAGCTGGAGGGTGTGCGGGTCGTTCCCCGGGTCGGGGCATTCGTCTACGAGGGTGAGCCCGGCCGCCTCCACGAATTCGGGCCAGCCGTACCGCTCGATCGCGATTCTGCGGATTTCGAGGTTGTTGATCGCCATGATGTCTGTAGGGGTGAGCGTGTCGGGGTGCATGACGATCTGCTCGGTGACTCGCACCCCGTGGATCGCCCACACCGACCACCCGTCGCGGAATTGGACGGCCGGTCCGCTGTCGTTGTGCAGCCGGTGGCTGCTCCATCCGCGAGGCCCTATCTGCTCGCGGTGGATCGCGGATGGGCGGTCGCAGACGAGGACGAACCGGCGGTGAGGCCACCACGCCCACGCTGATTCGTGGGTCTGTTCGTGGGCGCGGGCTCGGTCCCACAGGTCGCCGTCGAGTTCCAGGCCGCACACCTCGCGGAAATAGCTGGTCGGCGCCGCGTTGTGGACCCACCACCGGCCGGCCCCCAAGTAGCGCCACCACGCAGCGCGCACGGCACCGCGCACGGCACCGCCCACGGCACCGCCCACGGCACCGCGCACGGCAACGCCCACGGCACCGTCCACGGCACCGTCCACGGCACCGCGCACGGCAACGCCCACGGCACCGCGCACGGCACCGTCCACGGCACC